GTTCAAGCGCTTCAAGTGGTGTAATATCAACAAAGGAACTTTCATTGATAGACAACTGCCCTTGTATATTATTAATAATGTGGGTAAAAGAGACGGGAATATTTACTTTATCGTTTTCTCTATTGGAAAATATATTTTGCGCGATTCTATCCCGCGACACAATCATAAAATTAAGTATTATTTCTAATCGTTTTGCTAGTTCATCTTTCTGTTTATTAAAACGCGCAATAACTTTCTTTGGAAAGAATGAATTATAAATTTTATTACTGGCATCATCTATCGGCATCTGAAAATGCGCGTAAATTTCTTCTAATGTCATTTTTACCAGAGGCATATATTGCGATTCCACCTTTACCGGGTCAAACCCGTCATCGCCATAGGAAAACTGAATAATCTTGTTCTGGTTATTTCGGACAGACATATCATATTCTACTTTGATATCTTCCAGCCCTTTAATCAGACGACGCTGAATATAACCCGTTTGTGAGGTTTTTACGGCAGTATCAATAATACCAATACGACCACCCATTGCGTGAAAGAATAACTCTTCGGGCGTTAAACCCGAAATAAAGGAGTTTTCCACAAACCCGCGGGCAGCAGGAGAATCATCGTATTTTGTATAATGCGGAAGCGTTCGGTTTTCAAAACCATACGGGATACGTTTATTATCAACGTTCTGCTGACCCAGACACGAAATCATCTGGGAAATATTTAAATCACTGCCCTTGGACCCGGCATTGACCATAATAACAAACCGATTGTCTTTACTTAAACTTTCGCGTCCAATTTTTCCGGCGTCATTCACCGCACGACTTAAAATATTATTAACCTGTGTTTCAAACTCTACTTCGTCTGTTTTTCCGGTTTTATTCTCAAATATACCGAGATGTGTCTGGTCTATCAGATTTTTAACTTCCATTTTCTTTTTAGATATAACACTTGTAATTGATACATTTGTCGCATCGTCTGCGATTAAATCACTAATGCCGACACTATACGCGCTGGATTTCATGTATTCAGTCACAATATTTTGTAAATTATCTATAAAATTGGCTGATTCTTTATTGCCAAAATCATTACAAATGCGTTGAATCAATCCATTTGAGCCGCCGCCCAATATACCTTTTTCTAATTGACCACGCAGATATTTGCCATTGACAATTTCTAAAACGGCATTAGATGTTTTGTAATCATCTTTGTCTCCAAATTTCTTACTTTTATATTTTAAAGATAGAGGAGGGAGAATTTGCGACAAAATCTCAAAACTGGAATTTTTTTTACCAATTTTATTTACATCTACCTTATCATATGCCATGAGTAAATTCATCGTATCGCGGTCGGTAAAATTAATATTCTCGCGCGTTAGCCGATAGGAACCCAATAAGGAATCTTGGAAGATGCCGACAATAGAATTATTATTTGCCGGACTAATCAGTTGCCACTGAACCGCTGCCAAATTCTTTAATTCGGATTCACTTTCATCGTCTTGTGGCATGTGAAGATTCATTTCATCGCCGTCAAAATCGGCATTATAAGGTTTGGTATCGGCAACATTCATGCGAAACGTATCACCCACAGGCATAATTTTGGCTATATGACACATCATAGACATCCGGTGAAGTGTCGGCTGCCGATTAAATAGAATAGCATCCCCATCCATCATATGCCGGTGAACAATATCGCCGATTTCTAATTTAATAGATTCGCGGTCTACATAGCGCAAGGAAATGCTGTCCCCATTTTTTCGCTCTAGAATTTTAGCTCCAGGATGAACATCGGGGCCATTTTGAATTAATTTTTCTAAAAATTGTTTGTTTCGGGAATTCACCTTTACAGGTTTCGTAATATTTTTAGCAATTTTCATCGGTATACCTAATTGAAGGAGACTAATGTTCGGGTCGGGTGTAATTACGGAACGCGCACTAAAATCGACACGCTTTCCCATCAGGTTTCCTCTAACCCGTCCGTGTTTTCCATTTAAGCGCTCTTTAATAGATTTTAATGGGCGCCCAGAACGCTGCGACATGGGATAGGAACCCGGGAGTTTATTGTCTACCATTGAGGCAACATAATATTGTAAAAGAACCGTCCAATCATTAATCACATTTGCGCTTGCGTTTGATTGAATCTTTTCTTGTAAGGTTTTATTTGCTTTGATTATGCTGACTGTGATGTGCGTAATATCATCTTCACTTCTTTGTTGTGAATCATGTTTCACCGATGGACGGACCGCAGGAGGAGGAATGGCTAAGACCTGACAAATCATCCAATCCGGCCGAGACCAAATGGGACTAAATCCCATAAAATTTACATCCTCGTCTGAAATGCGTTTAAAACATTTCAGAATAATTTCAGGTGTTAAATTCATAGTTAATTTATCAGATTCATCCGTCGTCAAACCTTGAATATTATCCCATTCCGCAATTATTGTAGAGAGCCCCTCTTTTTTAATCTTGTTGGGTTGTTTACAGCCGCAGCCGTCATCAATGTCTTCGCCGCAGCGGGTAATTTTTTTGGCTTGCTCAAAGACAAAGTCCCATCTATCTTCGGCCGACATTTTTAAGATGTGTTTATATTTGCTCTTACTTATTAATAGTTTACTACATTTTATACAAACGCAGCGAACTATTTTTAAAATTGTAGTCAAATACTGAATATAAAATAAAGGTCTCGCCAACTCAATGTGCCCAAAATAACCAGGTGTTTGCATATAATCCAGTCCATCCGTTGGACAAATAAAGCCTGGCTCAAGAACACCCATGCGCGGATCAAACAAACCGTTAATAACTGGTTTATTATTTATATATGTGTCACGACTGGTGATTTCGGCTACAGAACCTTTTCTTATTTCTTCTGGTGATAATAAACTAAATTGGATACCAATAATTTTAGTAGCATTTTGTTTTTCAATCGTTCCTTTTGTACGTTGAGCCATTCTTATATTTACTAAATAATATTTAGATTCTTTTGAATCAATTTTTTATTAAATACACTAACTTTAAACAATTTGGTTATAATAGATTTAATATTATTGAATTTAATTGAAATTAATTAAATAAAAAATTGATTCATTAAATTAATATAAATAATACTTAACAAGTAAAAGTAGAATGACTTCTGAAATTAAATTAAGTTCTAAAAGTGCCCGTAAGCCAAATACTCGCCAAACTCAAAAGGGGAAGGAAGAAAAATATAAAACAAATATGTCTTCTGATGATGATAGTGATTTTATAACGGATGAGGAAGGTGAAGAAAATGATATGGATATAAAATCTTATAGGACTTTCCTTTCTGACCTCTTTCCTTCAAAATACATGAAAGAAAAAGCAGAAAATACAGTTTCTTCTAAATCAAATGATAAAAAAACACCCAAAAAAACAAAATCTACACAATTGGATGTTCCTCCTGCTCCAAAAAAATCAGCTAAGCTGCCTGTATCTGACAAGCATGTATCTGACAAGCATGTGCCTGCCAAGCATGTATCTGACAAGCATGTATCTGACAAGCATGTACATGTATCTGACAAGCCTGTGCCTGCCAAGTCTGTATCTGACAAGCATGTATCTGCCAAGCATGTGCCTGCCAAGCCTGTATCTGCCAAGCCTGTGCCTGCCAAGTCTGTATCTGCTAAGCCTGTGCCCGTGCCTGCCAAGCCTGTATCTGACAAGCATGTGCCTGCTAAGTCTGCTAAGCCGTTAAACTCTAAACCCACAAAACGTAAATTAGAGTTAGAATCAGAAATAGAGGATGATGACTCTTATGAAACACTTGATGAGGAAGATACCGATACAGATGATCAGGAAGAGGAAGAGGAAGAGGAAGAGGATGACGAAGACACTTATAAAAATGGTTATAAAGATGTATATGGATATGAAGATTATAATTATAATTCTAAAATTATGAAAGGTGTTAAAGGAGGACAGCCGGCAAAATTTAACATCGTATTCAATGTCAGCAGCTTAGGCGATTTTGAGGATTATGACGAAGAAGATGATGAGGATTATGATATTGATGAAGATGAAGATTCGGATTATGATGAAGATTCGGAGAACGACGATTCAGAAGATGAGGATGAGGAAGAAAATAGTTCATCATTGAACATGAACATTTCTGAAAAGGGTGAAAATTCATTTACAAATGAAGAAGCATTTACTTCATTTAATACTATGATTGAAGGTTTGACTGAAACCCAGCGTCAAAATCCAGTTGTAAAAGAAATGATGTTAGAAATCAAAGAAAAAGAACTTGCTTACAAACTTGAAATTGAAAAGAAACAGAAAAAACAAAAGGGCAAAAATACACGAAAATTTAAAACTTTGCTAAGAGAGAAAAACGTTATGAATGACGTTAAATTCTTTAAAGAAAATATGACGCAACAACAACAACAAATCGTGATAAAACAAATGGAAGAAATTAAAAAATTTTCAGATGTAGATAAACCCTATCGTCTACAACTTCTGGAGGCCGATATTCCAGTGGCGTTTAAGGCCTGTGCCTATAAAAAAATCAATACGCTAAAGTATATGGAACCGGGCGCAGGCGAATATTATAAAATTAAAAATTGGGTAGACACCTTTATGCAAATTCCTTTTGGGAAATTTAAACACCTACCAATTACCATTGATGACGGAATTGAAAAGTGTCACGCGTTTATGGAAAACGCTAAAAAAACACTAGATGAAGCCGTGTTTGGTTTAAATGACGCTAAATTACAAATTATGCAAATGATTGGTCAACTACTGGTAAATCCCAGTGCGGTCGGAACGGCGATTGCGATTAAGGGACCGATGGGCACGGGTAAAACCACTTTAATTAAAGACGGTATTAGTAAAATTCTGGGCAGAGATTTTGCTTTTATCGCGCTCGGTGGAGCAACCGATAGTAGTTTCTTAGAGGGGCACTCCTATACCTATGAAGGCTCGTTGTGGGGCCGAATCGTCGATACGATTATTAACTGTAAATGTATGAATCCCGTCTTCTATTTTGACGAGTTAGATAAGGTCAGTGATACGCCTCGCGGCGAAGAAATCATCGGTATTCTAACCCACCTGACGGATACAACGCAAAATAGTAAATTTCACGATAAATATTTTGCGGAGATTGAGTTTGACCTGAGTCGGTGTCTCTTCATTTTCAGTTATAATGACGAAGCAAAGGTAAATCCGATTTTACGCGACCGGATGTATCGCATTCACACCAAGGGCTATGACCAACCGCAAAAAACCACCATTGCGAATAACTACCTGCTGCCGAAAATCCGCGAACAAGTCAAATTTAATTCTACCGATATTCTTATTCCAGAAGAAACAATTCATCATGTTATCACAAACCATACCGAAAAAGAAGACGGCGTGCGTAATTTAAAGCGATGTTTAGAAATTATTCACACGAAACTCAATCTCTATCGGTTGATGAAACCTGGCACGAATTTGTTTGAGAGCGACATGTCTATTAAAGTAGAATTTCCATTAACTGTTACGAATGAAATTGTAGATAAACTTATTAAGAAAAATACAGAAACTGGTTCGTGGACAAACATGTATTCTTAATTTATTGAAAAAATTTATTGAAAATATAAAAATTAAATTAATTATTTTTTATATTATATATAAAATTGATTTAATGTTTTCTTATTAAACTACTTTAACTCTACAAATGACTACTACTCTAACCCAACCATCATTGCGATTACCCTTAAGTCAATTAACATCAGCGCCCCTAAGCAAAAAAACGTCACAAGACGCATTTACCTCAGGAAAAACCAAAAAGATTAAAACAGCTAATATTGATAAGAAATCGTTATGGGATAAATTTGATGTGGCCGAAGGCACGGAAAAACGCGTAGACATTGAATGTGTTTTTATCAATTCAGAAGAGAAGGATAATTGCCATTGTTGCAATACCGCATTATTTATTACGGAGGAAGGGTTTCAGGCGTGTTCAAATAAATCATGCGGTGTAATATATAAGGTCATTGATCAAGGTGCCGAATGGCGTTTCTATGGCGGCGATGACAATCAATCGTCGGACCCGACGCGCTGTGGTATGCCGATTAATCCGTTATTAGAGCAATCCTCGTATGGGTGTAAAATATTGTGCCCCGCCAAATCCACGTATGAAATGCGCAAAATCCGCCGCTATACGGAATGGCAATCGATGCCGTATAATGAAAAAATGCGCTATGATGAAGGCCAACGCATCTCGATTCTCGCCAATCAAGGGGGGATTCCGCAAATGATTATTGATGAAGCCATGCGCCTACATAAAAAAATATCGGATGCCAAATCTTTTCGCGGGCTTAACCGTGATGGAATCATCGCGGCAACGATTTATGTGGCGGCCCGTATTAACGGTTATCCGCGGTCCGCAAAAGAAATTGCGACGATATTTCATCTGGATAATACTAGCGCAACGCGGGGCTGTCGTAATGCGATTTCTATTATTAACGAATTAGAAAACGAAATGGAAAATAGTGAGAAAACGTCACTCGGGCAAACAACGCCGTCATCTTTCATTGAACGCTACTGTAGTCATCTGAATATAAACGCCGAATTGACGAAATTATGTAAATTCATCGCCCAGAAAATACAGAAAAATAATTTAATTCCGGAAAATACGCCGAACTCTATTGCGTCTGGTATTTTATATTTTGTCGCACAGAAATGTAACCTGAATGTGAGTAAGCGAAGCGTTCATAATGTCAGTGATGTCAGTGAAGTCACGATTAATAAATGCTTTAAAAAACTAGAAGAATTACAAGACCAGTTAATTCCGAAAGTTATTATTGATAAATATAATAAATAAATAATATTAAAAATAAATAATATTAAAAATAAATAATATTAAAAATAAATAATATTAAAAATAAGTAATATATATAATAAATAAATAATATTAAAAATTCCCATCCATATCAAAGACCGTTGCGTCTTTTGTCTTGGTAGCTAAAGCATATTCTCCTACTCTTTTTTCAAAAAAATTAGTCTTTCCTTCAATAGAAATCAACTCCATAAAATCAAAAGGGTTTGCCGTATTATAAATAGCCGTGTAGCCTAATTGAATGGCTAATCTGTCTGCCACAAATTCAATGTATTGCGACATCAATGTAGAATTCATAGAAATAAGTTTACACGGCAAGGCTTCGCAGATAAACTCTTTCTCAATCTCCACGGCTTCTTTAATAATATCAAACACCTTTTTCTTACTTAGTTGCTTCATCAATTTTTTATACAGCAAAATCGCAAATTCCGTATGTAAGGCTTCATCGCGTGAAATAAGTTCATTGCTGAAAGTCAAGCCGGGCATTTTCCCGCGCTTCTTTAACCAATAAATAGAACAGAACGCGCCAGAGAAGAAAATACCTTCGACGCACGCAAACGCTAACAACCGCGTGGCAAAAGAAGACCGTTTATCATGAATCCATTTAACGGCCCAATCAGCCTTCTTTTTAATACAAGGAAAATTTTGTAAGGCGCTGAACAACTTTTGTTTCTCTTCACGGTCTTTAATATAAGTATCAATTAAAAGCGAATACATTTCGGAATGAATGTTCTCCATCGCAATCTGGAATCCGTAAAATGCGCGGGCTTCGCTTAACTGGACCTCACTCATGAAGCGCACGCCCAAATTTTCTAAAACAATTCCATCAGAGGCGGCAAAAAACGCAATTATCATTTTAATAAAATATTGTTCGTCTTCATTTAAGGTGTTCCAACTGACCATATCTTTTGAAAGATCTACTTCCTCCACGCGCCAAAAACAATCAACTTGCTTTTTATACATTGCCCATATGTTTTGGTCTTGGATAGGGAACATAACGTAGCGGTTTTCGTCTTCGGTAAGTAAAGGCTCTGATAAGGTTGAACTCATGCTAAATATATATAAATAGATAAGTTTATATATTTTTCCGATAATCTTATTTTACCCAATATTAATTACTCAATAATATATAAAAATATATGAAGCTATAATATATAAACGTATAAGATGTCTTCTACGAATAATCTAGCGGAAAGAGATAAAATGTTAGATAAAATCCAAAAGGAAATTATAAATAAGAAAAATTTATTGTTTGAACTTCATAATCATAGTTACAGAAAAAATACAATTGAAGATAGTGAATATAATGATTATATTAATTCACAATTAATAATTTATGAAAACCAATTAGAAAAATTGCGTAGTTTATTAGAACAGAATGATTTACTTGCTTTAGAAAAAAAAGATGATCCGTCTTTATTAAAAGAAATAAAAATGGACCAAAAGGATATATACACTGAAATTAGAAAAATAGAAAAAGAGTTGAATAAAATTAATTAAAAAAAAATATATAAAAAATTATTTAATAATACAATTATATATAATGTCTCTAACTGGAGGTTATACTCGCATTAAAACTAGGGGTGAAAAAGTAATTTCATATTCTTCTTCGTTAAAAAAACGTTCTTCTAGTAAATTAAAGAAGGGCGGTAAAAAACAAAAAACATTAAAAAAACGAAAGCAACGAAAATCTAGAAGGAGGCATTAAAGCCTTTTAAGCTTTTAAGCCTTTGGGCCATAGGATTACCTTAGCCCTTTGGGCCATAGTCTTAATCCTTTAGGCCATTTTCCAGTAATTTCTCTTTCACGAATCGACTTTGGTAACATACGTTGTTTTAGTATA